ATTATAACTTAGAGACACTTCCTGATGAGGTAGACGACCTACGTTTTGCTATACTAGATAATAGCAATCCACAGAATGTAGATTACCATTACATTCCTTTAATCTTTTTAGAATCATTTAACAGTCCTGCACTAGTACTGAAGATAGGTAATAAAATAGTAAAGATGCCAGTTGATTGGCAGATATTGATAGGAGAACCTGATATGGGAGACCTAGAAACATTACCACTTACTAGTATCAATGATAGGGGTTTCAAAGCATATGAATTCAATCCATTGTCTGCTTTCAGACCTAGTTTCTTAGATATTGAAATCATAGATATTTACCATGATGTAACATGGTATGCACCTAGATTGAAGAACGGTCAATTTTTGTGTGTACCAATTGACGATGGAGTAAAACCTAGATGTGTGTATTTTGTAAAAGAGATTAGTAGAAATTGTGAAATTGTAGATTATAGTCAGGCATTCTAATGGCAACTAAAAAAGCGGCAGTACCTAAAGAAGAAAAATTTCAAAGTATTGATTTTGATTTATTCGATGCACTAGCCGCATTGGATAAAAAAGACTATGAGTATATCGATAGGTTAACGGATGAACAACAAAGGAAGTTTGTACCCTATATGATGACGCATTGGATGAGTGCTATCAAAGCTAGTGGTGATCTTCAAGGTTATTATCTAGCAAGTACAGAATATCATGCAAACAAACATTTGTTTAACGAATATGTGAGCAAACATCCTAAACTGCAATGGCAGATGTTATGTGCGGCTAGCCCGGGTATGGGAAAACAATTTCATCAATGGCTACCGCACTTGTCTAGTAAAGTAACACAGCTTAAAGAAACACCTAAGGAAAAAGATGTACGTGAATACTTTGGTAAAATTTATCCTAAGGCAAGTGAAGCTAATCTATATGCTATCAGTGAAGCATTTGTAACTGGTCACAAGAAAAAAGTATATCTAGCAAGCAAGTATCCTAATTTAAAACAAGTTGATATAGAAGCATTATCGGAAATAATAACAGATGATGAGATCCGACAATATGAAAAAGACAGCGGTAATAGCTGAGACTAAGCATAGTTGTGAGTTTTGTAATCGTGAATTCGTAAGGGAACGCACGTTACTTAGTCACATATGCGAACAAAAACAACGATGGTTAAATCGTGACATAAAAGGCAACCGACTGGGTTTTCAATGTTGGCTACAGTTCTATGCAAAGAACTCTATGAGCCAAAATAAAAATAAGACATATGAAGAATTTATTAAGAGTGCATACTATACGTCTTTTGTGAAGTTTGGTAATTATTGCGGTGAGGTTAACGTAGTCAATGTCAGTCGGTATGTTGATTGGTTGCTGAAAGAAAATATCAAGCTAGACAATTGGAGCACTGATTCTAATTATACAATGTTCTTACAAGATTACCTTCGTAAAGAAGATCCGTTTGATGCTATACATCGTGGTATAGAACATACTATCGATTTAGCTAAAGAAGCAAATATCCAACCTCGTGATTTATTAAGATATGGAAATGCAAACAAGATATGTTATGCTATAACAACAGGCAAAATTAGTCCATGGATGTTGTATCAAAGTGAAAGCGGTACACGTTTCTTAGATACTTTAAATCCAGATCATGTCAAAATGATTATTGATTATATCAATCCAGAACAATGGGCTATTAAATTTAAGCGTGATACTGAAGTGGTTAAACAAATCAAAGAGTTGTTAGATGCCGGCGGGTACTAGAGTTCGTATACCATGGAAAATAGGTGACACTATCCCTAGTTGGAATGAAACCTGTATATGGGCGATACAACAGTTTGGGTTGCCGGGTAACAAATTTGTTACTCGCACAACTGAAGATTATATGGATTTCTATTTTGTTGATGAAAAAGATGCAATTCATTTTGAATTAAGATGGGGATAAAGTGGCACAAGTTATGCTATTTGTTGATGCTATCACTACTATAAACATAGTCAGTGAATTAAAACAAATGGGTTGGAAGTTAGGGATAGATTTTGATTTTGCTTATCATAAACCAGAATATGATAACTTCACTTACAGTACTAACTTTGATCCTATAAGAGAACGTAGAGCAATTTTTACTTTTTATAATGATAGCAATGCTAGTTATTTTATGTTGAGGTGGGGATAATGAACTTAATTTTATCAGAAGGTACGGTGTACGGTGAGAAATATCATACTGTCCATCCTAGTCTCGACTGGGTAGTTTATAATGAGAATTCACGGTGGATGTGGAAGCACGTAGAAGACTGGTGTAAAGATACATACGGACCTACACCTATCGATGGTGTATGGACTCCTCACATGAGATGGTATATGAACAATAGTAAATTTTGGTTTCGTGATAAAAAAGATTTAGAATGGTTTGTATTAAAATGGGAATGAACATTGAACATGAAATTCTAGATAAACTAGCAAGTGATATGTCAAAGGAAATTGATTATGATGTACTTGTTAGCGTATTAAATTGGATAAGAGTGGAACTTCCTCCGTTTAATAGTCGCTATCACGCCGTTGATATTGCTGATTGGTGCGCTAATAATTGTATGGGTGAGTTTATGAATCATGGTGTTAAGTTTGCGTTTGAAGAATCTAAAGATGCTGAGTGGTTTATATTAAGATGGCGATAATGAAACCTAGAGGTAATTTTGTATCATTACCCGTAAGAGAAGACCAAATAGATTATGGGGTTATTGATCGTACCTATATGAGCCGCGGTAACAAAGTTCAATACGTATATGATTGTAAGGGTAAAAAAGAAGATCCAACTGTTATTGTAAAATGGTGTAGACGTAATTTCGGGGAAAGAGGTATGGGCTGGGACTTTCTTTTAACCTCAGGAAATGTTACAATAGTATTGTGGGATGATAAGTTTAAAACTATGTACGAATTGTGGAAAGTATAATATGGCCGATATAATGATTGACATTGAGAGTTTAGATACAGGGCCAGACTGTGTGATACTTACCATTGGTGCTGTATTGTTTGATCCTAAAGGTGTAGGCATTATTGAACAATTAGAATTACGTCCGACAATAGAAGACCAAACAGATTTGTTTAATAGAACTATCAACGAAGACACATTGCGTTGGTGGAGTACACAAAGTGAAGCCGCACGAGAAGAAGCATTGGGTGATAGAGATAGGGTGTCGTTTAAAGAATGTATGGATACATTATACAAGTGGTGCTGGAAGTATAACAATGGTAAGGTATGGAGTAACGGTGCAAGTTTTGACATTGTTGTAATGGAGAGTGCATGGAGAAATTTTAAACAGTTGCCTCCTTGGAACTTCTGGAATATAAGAGACACACGAACTATCTATGATATTACTGGTGTTAAACTTAAAGCAGACGGCCATGTAACAAGTCACAAAGCAGTAGAAGATGCAGAACGACAAGCTGTTGTAGTGCAACAAGCATATATGAAATTAATTAAAGCAGAATTAGTAACCCGATGAAATTTAATAGCGACATTGATATTGACTTTGGCAACAGAGACAACATCTTACAACATATCAAGCACATTCCGGCTGCGATGAGGAAAGTAACTCCTATGCGTAAACATTCAACTGGTATATATGTAACCGACATTCCATACGATGCTATTAACGAAATGTCTACACTTGATTATACTGTAGCAGAACAACGAGGTTATATTAAATTAGATTTTTTGAATGTTCACGTATACGATAAGATACGTGACGAAGAACATCTAATAAGTTTGATGCGTGACCCTGATTGGGCTAAGTTAAATGACAAAATTTTTGTTGAGAAGCTCATACACTTGAGCAATCACTATCAAAGTATGCGAAAGATGCCTGAACCTATTGATAGCATTCCTAGACTAGCAATGTTTCTAGCAGTTATTCGGCCTGCAAAAAAACATTTGATTGGGCTATCTTGGAAAGAAGTTGCAAGGACTGTTTGGGATAAAGATTCAGATGGGTATACATTTAAGAAGTCGCATAGTATTTCTTATGCACATTTGGTAGCAGTTCATATGAACTTACTTAGTGAATCAATTGATACGCTTGACCAGAGTAATTGATTTGCGCTTACTCTTGCGCTTTGCTAGCTCTAACATACTACATATTGGTCCGTGAACTACAGTAAGACTTTTATTGTTGAACGTTCTTAGATAGGGTCTAAACATAGACCAATCATCCTTTAAAAACATATTGATAGGTACTAAACGATTAGATTCCCACCACCAAACATCTCCTAACTCCAAGAATCTATCACGCAGGACCTGATCTATTATTGATCCGTAATCGTAGATAGTGGTAACTATATCATCCCTGTTCTGGACTATACCAACATAATCTTGTCCCGCATAGGAACAGACTGTGATAAATGGGTGATTTTGCGTTAGTTTGTTGAAGAATTCGTTTTGAATCATTGTTTTTGTTGTCTAAGGATATTTATCAGATTTGGTTAACCATTATATTATTTTTTAACTAAATATAGTAAAGGAGCCTTTTCGTGTACTCTACATCAGTAAATTACTTTATCCCACGACAAACTGTAGTTTTGTACTCGGGAGCATCCAACAGGAGATATCAAACCGTGTATTCTAAAAACCTAACAATTCATAAAGGAGTTGACAATAAACTTCAATTCCAATTTCTTAACCAAGAACAAAAGCCTGTCAACATCACGGGTAAGACACTAACCTGCAGACTTATGAGCTATGACGGTTCTGAGGTTTTATTGCAGAAAGCACTAACGCCTTTATTACCTCTGACTGGAATCGCTACACTTACGGTAACAATGAATGAGTCATTGGAAATGGACAGCGCACTGTGTTATTATTCACTATCTATACCGGACAATACTTTTGAATTTCCTGTATTTGTAGATGAAAACTCAGGTGGTAGGGGAGTCATCGATGTGGTCGATAGTACATTACCTAAATATATAAAATCAACTTTAATAGGATTAATGCCACACGAAGAACCTACTGTTGAGGCACCGGTGACATATTATAGTGAAACGCTTGTTAGTAAAGATACTGATAGTTATACAGTTCAAATTGGATATACTGGGTTCATAGGTATTGCTAAGATTCAGGGTTCAGTGTCCGGCTCAATAGGTGAGTGGTATGATATTGCTGAATCAGTTGAGTACGCCAATTATACTGACACTGATTATTACACTATTAATGGGTGTCATGTGTTCTTAAGAGTTCAATTTGCTAGTTCCGGTGGAACAATTGGTAAGATACTATTCAGATAATTGACCAAGGCTATTGCTTTCGTATGACAATTGTGTTATCATAACACAGATGTTTGATATACTCTCTTTAATTCCCGGTAAAAAGAAACAGACTACTAGTGGCTGGACTAGCTTTAATGCTATTTGTTGCAGTCATCGTGGTCATACTCCCGACCGTCGTGGTAGGGGAGGTATCAAATTTGAAGGTAGTACTAATTGGGTCA